TCGCCTGGAGTCCCGAGGCCACACCAGCACGGACGGCCGCGAGCTGCATCTCGTCGTAGACCTTCCCTGCGTAGGGCGACAGCTCGAGTTCCTTGGGAGCAGGGAAGTCAGCGAAGTGGCTGCCCAGGCGAGCGATGTCCCCACCGAGCCGAGCGATGAGTGCAGTGCTGCGGCGACGGAAGGTTGCGATGTACGCCTCCATGTCATCCTCGTGAGAGGGCAGGCCAGCCACCCAGCTCACGTACAGCTTCCGCAGCTCACGCTCGAGCTTGCCGGTAGGGACCGTGCCCATCTCAGCTCACCTTCGCCTTCTGTCCGGGGTTCGCACCGTAGGCTGCGACCTGACCGGGGGTTGCCACGAGGCCAGGCTGGCCCATCGCGGTCATGTCGGTCGGCTCGCCGGGGTTGCCCGTGGCAGGCAGGCCACCCTCCTCTTCCTCCTCGTAGTCCTCCAGGTCGACGCCAGGGGTCACAACAGAGGCGATGTACTTGAGCGGGTAGCCCATCGTCGTGAGCGCGACACCGTGGGCGTCCAGGGCCTCCTGGAGGAGGTCGTCGGACTCGCCCCAGAACTCGTACTCGTAGGTCACTTCCGGCTCCTCCTCCTGGACCTCGATGACCTCGCCCTCGGGGGTCTGGCTGTCGGCCTGCTCTTCCTTCTTGCCGGTCGGCTCGATGACCTCCTTGGTCTTCTCGACACCGAGCAGGTCTGCCAGGTCCTCGAGGGTCGGGAGGATGTCGTCGCGCATGCGGCTGACCTTGGTCGAGAAGCGCTTCGTCAGGACCTTCAGGGCCACACCAGTCGGCGGGACACCGCTGCCAGGCTTGAAGTAGTGAGCCGGGATGCCGAAGGACTGAGGCACCTTGTCCACGATGCTGTCGTGGTAGGCGATCATGTCCCCGATGGTGGGAGGCTCGAGCTGGCCGAAGGGACCCTCGCTGCTGCTGGTGAAGATGCGGGGTGCCGAGCTGTCCTTGCGCTCCTTGAGGGCCTCGTCGACTGCGTCCTTGGTGGCAGGCAGGAAGGGGTTCACGGGAGGCATCTCGACGTTCAGCAGGTACCAGAAGGGGCGAGCGTACATCTCGGCCACCACGGTCTGGTCCAGGATCGAGTGGTTGAAGCGGTCCTGGAGTGCTGCCAGGGTTGCCCCGAAGCCCTTGTCGTCCAGGGCGAAGCGGAAGAGTGTGTTGCCCGTGGTGTCCTCGTGGTGCGTGTAGCCCTCGGTCGTGGCAGGGCCGAAGTCCTCGGGGATGTCCTTCTTGTAGAGGCTGGTGTTGCCATCGCTGTCTGCGAAGACGACGTTGTCCTGCATCTCCTTGAGGTTCCGGGTGAAGATAGCTGCGATGCTGAAGCTGCCGTCGCTCATCATCTCGAAGTGCTCGGGGAAGCTGGCCGTGCCATCCCGCAGCACCAAGACAGGAGCCGCTCCACGGCAGAGCAGGGGCACGAGGGTCTGGGCGAAGGGCTTCAGCTCCTCGGGCATGGGGATCAGGCTCTCGGCGTAGAGGTCGATCACCGCCTTGAAGATGTTCTCGCTGGTGTTCTGGTCCTTGAGGCCGGGGAACGCTTCCTCGACGTAGGTGTTCCAGGCCGCACCGGCCAGCTTGAACGACATCTTGCCGTTGTAGTACGACGTGTACGTCGGGCTCTTCTGGAGGAGCAGGTGGCTCTGGAGCTTTGTCATCTCGGTCATGGCCTGGGTCCTTTCTTATCGAGTGTGGCCTGGTGTTGGAGGAGGGGTCCAGCCACACTAAGCGACTGGACCCCGGATGGATCACCCGTACAGGATGTCACCCTTCCAGGTCGTGAACTGGTTCGGGTTGTAGGGGTTCACGTAGAACGAGTCGACGCCCATCCGGATGTCGATCGCCTGGCTGTTGTTGCCGTACGAGAACATGTACACCCAGTTGCCCGGCTGACCCCACGTCCGCGAGACCGTCCCCGCACCGACCTGAGCCTGGCTGCGGTTCCACATCCGGACGATCGACGAGGCGGTGCTCCACTGGAACCCGCTGATGTCGATGTCCGTGAAGCGGAAGTAGATCGCGCCGAACACCGGGCGATACGTGTAGAAGTTGGCATTGACACCGGAGTTCTGCTGTCCGATGAGATGGTACTCTGCCATGTTGCCCTTCCTTTCTGGCTCCAACAATCTGTTGGTCACCCCTAGTTGCCCATCCGGAAGTAGTCCTGCTTGCCGTTGTTGACGGCCTGCGTGAACGCGTCGACATCGTCGTCGTGCTTGCCGAAGGGGAAGTCCCTGAACTCCTGAGCCATGCGCTCGTCGTAGACCGTGTCCAGCCAAGCGACGTTGCCCTGGTCCACCGTGGGCTGAGCTGCCAGTGCCCGGACTTCCTTGCTGCCGCCTGGCTCGACCGGCTTGATCAGCGCGGCCCTCTTGCGAAGGGTGTTCAGCATGGCTGCCCCGTTGGCCTTCTTCTCGACGTAGATGCGGCTCGTCTGAGGCCACTTGGCGCTCATCCGCAGCACGGCAGACACCGACTCAGTGAAGGTCAGGCGCTCATGCACGCGGTCCACAAGGATCCACTTAGTACCCCCGATGACCACGTAGACGTGACCGGCCACATACGAGCCGTCTGTCTTGCGACGCTTGCCGCTGGTGTCGATGTCGCCGAAGGTAAGGTCCCAGGACTGGATGACCAGAGCGCGGTCCAGCGTGAGGAAGCTGCCTGTGCGCTGATCCTGGTAGATGACCGACTCGGCCGGGATGACATCGATCTTGTCGACGTTAAGGTAGCTCCCGCCAGTGACCTGAGGGTCACCCTGATAGAGTGCCTGCCACACGTAAGTACCGACAGCGGCCTTGATGAGCTGCCAGGACTTCTCAGAGCGGTTCTGCACTGACGGGAGCCATTCCCCGATCTTGCGATCCAGAACATCGTCGTCATGCGATGCCTGTGCGGGGATATTGATGTACTCCGCGTCCAAGGACTTCACCACGTGAGCGATGAGGTCGTCCTTGTGCCAGCGGGTACAGATCACGACGATCTGGCTCAGGTTGCTCATACGGGTGAGCACCACGGAGCTGAACCAGTCGACAGTCGTTTCGCGGATGAGCTCGGACTGAGCCTCCTGCATGTCCTTGATGGGGTCGTCGATGACCGTGAAGTCAGAGCGGAAGCCCGTCATGGCGGAACCTCGACCCGCAGCAAGCAGGCCTCCACCTTCCTTGGTCTCCCAGCGCTGGACGTTAGACGATCCTGCTGCGAGCGGAGTCCACTGCCGCACCAGCCCTCGGACCTGCCGAGACACTGCGTTCGCACGTGCCTGGCTGTACGTCGCGTAGACCACCTTCAGCCACGGATTCCGGACGAGCTGCCAGGCGATGTAATGGACGATCCACGTGGTCTTCCCTTCCTGAGGAGGCGTGGAGTAGGCCACACAGCCGAGAGGTGTGTCCAGCGCGTCATCAGGCATCGAGAGCGTGAGAGCCTCGGTAAGTGCCGATTCGCGGATGCCGGACGCCAGGCAGAACGTCGTGAAGTCAGCCTCGACCTCCTCGAACGTGTACTCCTTGAACTCGGAGTCCAGAAGCGACGTGCTCACGATGCAGCCTTACTGACCTCGGCGACGACCTCGTCAACCGGAAGACCAGGGAACGCCTTGAGCAGACGAGCCGTCTCGCGAGCCGTCTGGATACGCAGGCGCTTGACGTCGACCTCGTCCGTGCCACCCTGGACCTCGTGGAGAAGCCGAGCGATCTGGAGGAACTCCATCTCTGCCTTGTGCAGCTCCTGGACCCACGGCGACACGCCAGAGCGACGCGTCCTGGTCTTCTGCGTTCCGGACTTGGACTGCACCGTTCCTTCGATGTCGTAGTCCACCACGACAGAGGTCTCGAGCAGCGTGCCGATGTGCTTGTTCGGATCGATGCCGAGCTCGATGCGGAGAGCGAGGATGTCCGTCAGCTTGTTCCGCGCGAGCTTGGTCAGCTCATCAACGATAGAGATGCTGCCAGCCTCCGAGCTGATGCCCCACAAGGTCACTGCCTGGTCTGAGACCTGGGCTCGCTTGCTCGCTCGGAGACTGGCAGCCGTGCCCCCACCATGACTCTTACACACGGTCAAACCGGCGACTGCTGCGCGACGGCACCGGGACCCGCTCGTGGTAAGTGCCTGACAGCGCCGATCACCGGTTCCACGCGGCTGGCTCGTCTGGCTGGGCATACCGACAAGCATAGCGGACCGCCCGAGACCCGCGCAAACGGGAAACAGGCGGTCCTACGTGGCTATTCAGTTGGCCCTACTCAGAGTAGGACCTGCGAGTGTGCTACACTCCGATGACTGAGACCGAGCCGTCGTCCCGGCGAGCCAGAGCCACGGTCAGCGGAGCCGCCAGGCAAGCCCAGTAGCGATAGTCCGTGACACCGTCACCGACCCGTTCCTCCTGGCCGCTCAACCGCAGCACGTGAACCATCTGGTCTGCCCCGAGCTGCCGACGGAGGAGCGCCACCATCGACAGCTCGGGAGCCTCACGGGAGTCGTCCTTCCCGCTGAAGCGCCTGGCCACAAGAAGCGGCATGCCCGTCAGCGGCATCCACTTCTCTGCCAGCGGGTCCTTCAGCGAAAGCCGAGCCTCGCCGAACTGAGTGTCGAGCACGCGCCACGTTGCGCGAACCCGGAACTGAGCCACCTGCTTCGTGTTCTGGTCGGGCAGGAGCTGGACGCGTCGGGTATCGTCTCCCGGGATCAATGCGTCCAGTCCTCTGCCGAGGGTCTGAGTTTCCATGTTGCGCTCCTTGATGGTGTGATGGTGGAACCGTACATCTACAACCTTGCCTGAAGTCCGGTCCCGGCACAAGCCCCAGAATGTCCCGGAACCGGACTCCCCCCATTAGCTCGAGTCCGAGATGTCCCACCGAGCATCCGGCCGAAGGATGCTCACTATCCCGGACTCGAGGTTCAGCGAGCGGGTCCCATCCAACTCGCTGAGGTACTTCATGTCACCCTCTGACCACACGAACACCTCGCCACCGGGAGTTGTCAGGGACACCGGAAGGTCGAGGTCGAGCATCCTCGAGTGTGTGCGGACTCCGCTGTGAATCAGCTGAGTGCAGACACCACTGTTGGGGTACAGGCTGGGCATGTGCCAAGTATACCGCAGCACCCAGGCATGAGCAAGCCCGACTGTACCTCCCAGCCAGCAGCGAGACACGCGGGCAACCTAGACGGTCCGCCGGACTGCGTCATCGTGCCCGAGCGCGCCGGAGGCGTGAGCGAGGGTACGGTGCGGGAGAGCAGCCGAGCGTGTTAGTCGGCCTGCGGGGCGAAGCTGTTGTTGCCCCTGCCATCTCTCCCCTCGCTTACTCCTTCGGAGTAGCTCGGGTTCGCTAGAGGTGTTTTTATCTTCATTTAGGCGCGAGCGCGCGTTTACCTAAAAAGGACCTGGAGGGTGGATAATCTACTTGTGCCCAGGCCACACGATGCGCTAAGATGGCAGCGCGGCCCATTCGGGGGACCGCGTCACAACTACAGGAGAACAGCATGGCCGAAAGCTGGACCGTCAAGCAGAAGCACCCCGACTGCTCACACTGCGAGGACGCTGCGGAAGCGGGAATCAGGTACGCGAACGAGGCAGGCCGGGACCTGGCTTCGTGGTACGTCTATCAGGGCCGCGAAGGCGGTGCGACGATCCAGCATGAGGCGACTGTGATCCGTCAGTCGTGAATGCGGACAAGCGGGCACACCTGCTGACCATGATCGAGGTCATCGACCTGGTCCTGGACGCCCAGACGCCGGATGTAGAGGAGCGTACCCACGACGCTCTCCGTGTGGCCATCCACGCGATCCGGACTGACGAGTATCACAAGCTCCAGAACATGCGCAAGCACGCAGGCAAGAACGCCTCGACGGACAGGCAGATCGAGCTGTCTATCCACTGCCTCATGGAGCTGGATGCTGCGGTGGAAGCCCACGAGGACCTGGACTACATCGGCCTCAAGAGGCACCTGCTGGCCTCATCGGTGACCGACGTGCCTGCTGCGAAGCCGGTGAAGAAAAGTTCGAAGAAGGGTTTGCGCTCCAGGACGGGTTGAGGTAAAGTTCTAAGTACCAACACACCACGCCTGAGGAGGCAATCATGACCAGCACCTTCGACTTCAAGACCTTCATCGACGAGGCCATCGCGGCATCGCCCATCGAGGCTAAGCTGACCCGCAAGGTCTACCGCGCTCTGCGTGCTGCGGGCAACCCCGTCGTGAAGGTCTACGACGGTGGCGAGTACGTCCCGGTCAAGAACGAGCGGGAGATGCTCGAGCAGGTGTTCAACCTGGACATGTCCTGGCTGTTCACCGAGAACGACGACTGGGTCATGCTGGTCCGCGGCAACGAGTGGGACCTCATCAGTGACTACACGGTCGCAGCTGAGCCCGACCTCCAGTCGGTGTTCGACTACATCGAGAAGCACGGGCAGTAGGGTTTAGCGTGGGGTTGAGTTTGGGTTTGCGCTCAACCTCAACCCCGTGCTAAACTTGAACTTACCAACACACCAGAGCCTGAGGAGGCTAACATGTCCGAAAAGAAGATCGACCTCATCGCCCAGCTTCTCGCTAAGGCGGAGAGCACGACCCCCGAGGAAGCACAGGCGCTCCTCGAGGCCGCGTCGAAGCTCATGATCAAGTACTCGATCGACCAGGCGGTCATCGACGAGCGTCGCGCCAAGGAGGGCAAGACCGGCGAGAAGATCGTCGAGAAGCGCCTCGACTTCACCGGTGCCTACCGGGGCGAGATGCTCAACCTCTGCTCCAGCGTCGTCTGGGGTCTCGGCACCCTCCGCGCCATGCAGTACACCGGCGGCAAGGGCAAGGTCTTCAGCTTCTACCTCGTCGGCTTCGAGTCGGACGTGGAGCAGGCCGAGATCCTCATCCGGAGCCTCCAGCTCCAGGCGATGGTCGCCGTGCGGAACTGGTGGAAGGAGCACAAGGAGGGCCTCGCCTACCTGTCGAACTACGACCAGGAGAAGAAGCGTCGCTCCTTCGTGCACGGCTTCGGGTCGGGCGCTGGCTCGCGCATTGCTGAGGGCCGTCGCCAGGCTGTGCAGGAGTCGAGCACGGGCACTGAGCTCGTCCTGGTGAGCCGGAAGGCGAAGGTCGACGAGCACATGGACGGCATCGCGACCCGCAAGGGCCGGAGCCGTAACGCGACCGGCCAGGACGCTGCTGCGGGCCACGGGTACCGGGCAGGCCGGGAGGCCAACACGGGCGGACGGTCGATGACCCAGGGTCGCGGGATCGAGGCGTGACCGTGGCGACCTACATCATCGCCCGCACGGGCAAGGGCCGTCCCACCCTCCAGCACGCGCTCGCAGACGACGGCCAGCGTACGGTATGTGGCCTGGACGTCAGCTACTGGAGCCGTGCCTACCAGTCGCGGCCGATCACCGAGATCGTCTGCCGGAAGTGCGCCAAGCGGCTGACAGGCTCGGCGTGAACGGGGTCCCGGGGGAGCTGACGCTAGCACAGGCCAGCTCCCTCTGGACCTTCGGCCGAGCCACACCAGTCGACGGCGACAAGCTGGCCCTCCACTGGTACTACGAGCGGACCGTCGGAAACTACTTTCGAGAAATGCTTGCGGAAATCGAGCGCCTCAGCTAAAATCAAGGTATGGAAAAGGACACCTTCGAAAACCTGCTCAACCGGATGGCTGCACTGGACAGCATCCCCCTGGAAGCCCGCGAGCTGTTCGACGCTATGCTGCGTGAGAACTTCGTTGGCATGATCAACGACGAGGACTGAGGACATGGCTGGCCTGAACGAGAAGTGCCCCACGGCGGAGGAGCTGCGTCGCTACCTGATGGACGACAACTCCTGGACCCAGGAGGAGTGGGATCAGTTCAGCGGGTACTACTTCCGCCACATCAACCCGGACGGCACCACGACCCTCAGCCGTGACGAGTGGAGCATCCTGGCGATGGGCTTCTAGCCCGCAGCACGGGTCGAGTTAGGGCTTGCGCCAAACCTCGATCCGTGCTAAAATCTAACTTACCAACACACAACACCCTGAGGAGGGTATCATGGCTAAGACGGTTCTCATCGGAGTCGACGACAACCAGGGCTACGCGCCGGACCAGATCCAGACCGAGGTCACGCTGGCCTCGCTGCTGGCCGACATCCAGCAGGCCATCGAGGAGTTCGGCGAGGACGCGAAGGTGGTCATCGCCAATGGCCAGCGGTACGGGGCTGGCTTCGGCCGCTTCGAGACGATGGGCGACGAGGTCACCATCAGCGACGCAAGCCCCGACAACTGCCCCGCCTGCGGTGCGGAGATCGACGACGACACCTACTGCCCGAGCTGCGGCGAAGCGGTCTAGAGCACACGGGGGAGGCCTACGGGTCTCCCCCTCCACCCCATCAGCACGGCCACACCACACAGGAGGGCATCATGAACAACCAGCGACGCAAGGACATCCAGAAGCTCATCGTGAAGCTGGAGGACCTGGAGGCACTCAAGAACGAGATCCAGGAGACCCTCGAGGGCATCCGTGACGAGGAGCAGGAGTACTACGACAACATGCCCGAGAACCTCCAGGGGTCGGACCGTGGGTACGCGGCTGAGGAGGCCGCGAACAACCTGACGGAAGCCCTCGGGCGGCTGGAGGAGCTGGACATCAGCGAGCTGACCAGCTACCTCGACGCAGCCCAGGAATAATCGAGCCAGGGCTTGCGCTCCGGCGACGGATGAGCAAAAATAGAAGTTACCGGGGCAGCAAGCCCCACTCACCACTACCGGAGGTAGCAAGATGGACAGCATCAGCATCACCGAGGCCCTGGTCTCGCAGCTCATGGTTCAGGAGGGTGCAGACGAGACGAACGCGGTCATCCTGCTCCGCCAGGCACAGCAGCTGATCATGGACGAGTGCTCGATCAGCGAGCTGGGCCTCTACACCCAGCGGCCCATGGACGAGGTCGACGGATACCTCATCTGGGCCTCGCACAACGGCCACCG